AGGCAAAATCACCAGCCATAAAATACCCACCAACGCTAGCTCTTAGATCAATCCAGTCGCCAATATCGACACTTTTTAATTTTGGGATATTTTTATCATGATATACAATTTCAATATCTAACATTCTATCAACCACCATTTCTTCCACATGGGTGAAACTCAGTACATAAGCCACCTCTATATTCGCATAGCGGCACTAGATAATCCTTGAACTCAGGATTAGTCTTAACCACCTCATCAACAATCTGTTGCATGACTGCTCGTGTTTCAGGTGACGCTTGATTGCATAGGCGCTTATGAGTCATATATACAAGCTGCTGGGCGTTGATTGACATAACATGGCTTACTAGCTCATCTTGTGGTGCTTTGTTGCGGTCATACTTGTCTTGCCTATCATTGCGTTGAGATTGAACGTAATGATTGCACCCTACATGATGACGAACGAAGTGCACACTAATCCAGTAAGGGATAACCATATGAATACCAAACCATAACTCTCTAAGAGGGCTATGCTCAGCCCCGATTAGTTTGCGTTTCCATTCGTCATTGGGTACGTTCATTATCTGCTTGCCGATAGTGTTCATAGTACAATATTTACACCAAGCCCAGTCATCATCTGTTGGATGTTTCTTTACCTCTACATAAATATGGCTCAAATAATCAATCCTCCTTATCGCATTCAGCCATCACATCATCTGTAATATCATGGCATTCAATATCTACAATATATAGCTCATCGCCTTCACAATGATCAGGTGAATATGTGACCATATCTACTTCTACACAAGTATTATCATCAATCCATATGCGTTCACCAATTCTAGGGACAATCATAAGCGCGGCATGAGTATATGACCATGTATGCCCTTCACAACTTTCATTACCATCTACAAAATATCGTAGTAGAAATTCCATTCATTCAGTCCTCCCAATTGTATAATTTACAAAAATATGACACGGCATCCTTTTCAATGTATCTTTGCTTTACGACATAAACATCTTGCATTTCAATGGGAACGTCTAGCGGCAACGATACCATATCTCCAATATTTGGATATGCGATAAAATCTTCTTTTGAACACGAACAGATAAGTTGTTCGTTCCCTAATATATCATCGTAAAATCTAATCGTGTTCATGGTCAATCTCCTGTATTGTTTCCAAAATCAATATCGCAATCATGGCAAGCATATCCAACACAATCCAATACAACATCGCCATATCTCTCTTTGTAGTGATATGAATCTAACTTTTTGCCGCACTTCCTACAGCAGTATCTACGGTCAAGCTCTCGATCTAGGATGTAAACATCGTCCAATGAAAAATATTTTTTCATATATGCAAGACATCTACCTAATGTTTCTTCGTCGCCCAATTTGTTATAATACGATGTTAAGGCATCAATAATTTCATAAATCATATTATACAAATCTCAGCCCCTTTCTTTTCATCAAGTAGCAATATCTGCCGCAGTCAATTAAATAAATCGTTTCACCAGACTTGTTTTTATGCCATTCAATAACTTTTCCGTATTGGCAATGACGGGGTTTATTGTTCCAGTGGAACTTAGATGCGTAATAAATGTCAATGTTGTTATCTTCAAACCAGTCAAGATCACCTTGCCACCAGAAATTTTCTTCGACGATAATTGCATTTCTTTTGTTCATTTGTTCGCACCCTCCCTATCTAAACAACATGTTCTGCCATTGTTCTGACACAATTTCAATATATTCTTTAATTGCATCGTTTACGTCTACTCTGTTGTTGTATTTTTCTATGAGATTGTTATTAGACCATCTATAAACCCATTTGTATTTATTAGACATGAATACAATCGAGTTATTGTAAATTGTTATTTTCCCGTTTAATTTTTGCTGGACAGAATCTAAAAAGATTTTTAAATATTTTTTATATTCCATATCGTTCACCCGGCATATAAAGATTTATACTTACGAATATGTTTTACCAATTTTTTGATATCTCGCTTTGTCGTTGCATTAGAGAATGAGACTCGAATTACATATGGCGCATATTCTGATGGAATGTTACAAGCGGCTAGCACTCTGTAGTCTTTGACGTCTGCACACGCGCTATGTCCTACAGACACATAGATTTTTTTAGATGCTAAGTAGGATTGCAAAGAATCTGCGCTGATATCAAACAGCAAGATAGAATTGATGGCGTTTGTTTTCTCATGCTGAGAATCTACAACATATGAGGTTAATGAATTTTTATAAAGCTGCTTTTGCAAAAACCTGGACAAATCATCAAAATGCAATTCGTTTAAGTTGTCTATTGCTTTACTCAACGCATTTGTTAATTGCTCAATTCCGTTTAAATCTTTTGTTCCACCCAAAGAAAATTCATATAGGCATTTGCTTAAAGCGTTGGACAACCAAACAAATCCAATTCCAGGATTAGCCCCAAATTTATGTCCAGATGCGAACACCATATCACAACAACTTGAAATATCCTCTGGAATTTTATTGTGTCCAATAGCAGCTGTAAGATCGCAACAACAAAACGCGCCATATTCTTTACAAATATTTCCGATGGCTTCTACATCGTATATGCGCCCTGTAATGTTATTTGTTAACATCTGATAAACAAAGATTTTATCATACCAACTTTTTTCTTCCAATTTATCTAACTGAACACATAAATCTGATTCATTGTTAAATGTTGAATGAGACACGTTCACAATGGATTCGTGTTCAAAGCAACTAGCCAAATTTGTGTATCGCAAGAAGCGCATTCTATAGTTTAGTTGTTCCAACAACGTGGAAACATCATGACAAAATAAAAATTTTCCATCATGCAAATTCAATTTGTTGCGGATCGTATTTTCAAAATTTTGTAATGCTACTGACTCATTTTTAGCATATTGTTGATTTGCATTCAGCATCCACTTGTTTTTTCTTTTAATTTCAGGACAAGTAGAAGCGTAATCCAAATACACCATTTCTTCACCCTCTTTCTTTTAGCCAATTACTTTGTAATATTTTTTATCAAACACTCTACACGTCAACCCATAAAATTCTTTGGGGAACAGCACCTTGTACACAGGAAATCCGTCACTAATTTTTGTAACATATCCAATTACGCCCGAAGTAGATTCAATGTATTTTCCTTTTCTAAACATCCTTGACAACCTCCGTTGATTTATTGTATCTATATAGTATCATATAAAACAGAGGTTGTCAAGGATTATTTTTTTTATTTACTCACATTTTGTCCAAGCACAGTTGGGACACGAAACACAGCCACCAATATGCATTAGCGGTTCGCCGCATTCCGGGCATAACTGCTGTTGCATATTTACCTTGCTAATTGGTTCAACAGGGATTTTCTTAACCGGCTTTTCTTCACTGTCTTTACTATCATCATCCAGTTCTGATTGCATCTCATTATACATATCTACAAGAGCATTACCAATGGCCATTGGACAACAAGAACCCTTGCTAGTATCGTGGTGGGTTGCCTTTCTAGTAGCATAAGACGGGCATACACCAGTTGAATCAAGCTGGTCTTTAATAGTCATGATATCTACACCAGCGCGGCATAGTAGGCTTACCGTCCGGCTTAGACCTGTCATGAAATTGGCGCACCCGCCAGCTGAGCCTTTGTTGAAATATACTTCTTGTAGATTACCATCAATTGGGTCAAAGAACGCAAGAACATGAAGTGAACCGCATCCTGTCTGGATCTTGCGCTTTTTGCCAATCAGATCATTGCTTGGTTCGATAATTGAGCCACGAGGGAGAGTGAGAGATGGGTGTTCAGGCTTAGATTCGTCATCTTTCTTATCCTCAGTAAGCAAAACACCTTGACGAATTGCATTTGGTCTGAAAATGGTACATCCTTTAATACCCTTCTTCCAGCATTGCATATAAATATCCTTGACTTCATCAAATGATGCTTCAGTAGGCACATTGATGGTCTTGCTAACGCTCATATCAGTATATTTGCTAATAATAGCAAGCATAGCTACATGGTCATCAACAGACATATTAAGTGCAGTTGGGAAAATATCGTGCTCGTCAAAATCAAGCTGCTTGCCCTCATCTTTTAGCTTATGATAGAGATAATAAGCATAATCCATCATTTTGACGATTTTTATGTCCTTATCGTCCTGACCACCAATTTTTACCTTGCGGTCATAGCTAAGAGAGAAAATTGGCTCGATACCACTTGAGCAGTTATTGCCAAATACCATAGAGATTGTGCCGCATGGTGCAACCGCCTGAATCTTAGCATTACGAATACCATATTCAGACATTGCGGCAATTACATCATGTTCTAGTACAGATTCGACATATGCGCCATCTACGTGCTTGTCTAACTCACATAGAGGGAAACACCCTTTTTCTTTAGCAAGCTGAATAGACGCATAATATTCCGCATTGGTAATCATTTTCATTAGAGATTCAATATAATCTCTTGCTTCTTGGCTATCATACTTCACACCAAGCATAGCAAGCATATCTGCTAAACCAGTGATACCGATACCAATGGTGCGCATACCCTTCTGATAATTTTCGTAAATCTTGTCAGGGAATTTATTTACATCAATAATATCATCAAGCATACGGACGGCAATGGAGATTGTATTTCTTAGAGCATCGGTATCAAGATGCGCCTGCTTAGTAAATGGATTCTTTACAAAATTGTGTAGGAACAATGAGCCAAGATTACAAGCGCCGCCATATTGAGATGGATCTGTTGTATTGATTGTTCCTGCTAGATATTCAGAACATGGGTTGCTACAAACAATTTTTTCTACATACCATGCAGGGTTACGGTTGTTAGCGTTATCTTCAAAGAATACACCTGGTTCACCATTATCATATGCCATCTTCATGATTTCATTCCAAATATCACGAGCTGACACTAGCTGAGTAAATTTCTTATCCCACTTAGATGACGGTAGCTTATTACCCTTCTCGTCATAGATGGGCCAATGCAACTGAATTTGACTATTAGAAATAACACTTCGCATAAAAGCATCATCTACAACAACAGACAGATTAAAATGATTGAGACGTCCTTCTGTAGCTGACTTAGCATGGATAAATTCAAGAATATCAGGATGATATACACTGAGCATACCCATGTTTGCACCGCGCCTTGAGCCTTGCTGTACAGTAGCCGTCTGTGCATTAAATACATCCATAAAGCTAACCGGCCCAGATGCAATAGCGTCATTACGGGTTCTATATCCATTAGGGGCTAGATTGCTAAAAGCATAACCAATACCACCACCAGCCTTATGTGTCATAGCACCTAACTTAACCGCATCAAAAATTTGCTCCATACTGTTACCAACAATGGGCGCAACAAAGCAGTTGTTGAGAGTTAGCTTTTCACCAATACCAGCGTTGCTCATGGTACGTCCAGCTGGGAAAAAATAGCCAGATGCCATAATATGGTAGAATTTATCTGCCCATGTGCTTGAATTATTATCTTCAGCCGTAGCAATAAAATCAGCTACACGCCATAGCTGGTCATCATATGATTCGCCGTTCTTTTGGTATCTATCTTTCCAAATAGATTTATATACCTCATTTACAAACAATAAATCGTCCTCCTTTATTCAAAGTCATTCATATTAAAGCAATATGCCGTATCATCAATTAGCATATCACAATAAATCTTGCGGCAATCCTTATATAGCTCAATTCGCGCTGGGTCATTTTCATTAAAATAATCCCAGTGGATATTATGCTCATTTAGCCATTCTTTAGCTACTTCCGCAGATTCTCCTTCACGACAAGTAGTGATGATAATGACAATATCCATCTCTTGTACAGAGCGGATAAATTCTGCAATCGGTGTTTCTAGTCCACACAGCGGATATGAACTATAGCATAGCGTATGGTCAAAATCCACTGCTAATACAAATTTAGTAGGCGGAGATTGTGCATAATAAGCGTTAATAATCTTCTTAAATTCGGTTCGATTCATTTTTAATCATATTACCTCCTTGTTATATATATTATCACGATTCTGCTGATTTGTCAAGTAGCATTTCACATAATTCAGTATTTCTTTCCTTTTCCTCTTGTACTCTCAATCCCTCTTGAATAGCTACCTCATCTCCAATCAATATTAGCCGCTCTTGTGCGCGTGATACGGCTGTATAGCACAAATTGCGACTTAGCATCCTTACATGGCTTCTATCAATTACCACAATTACGGCTTTAGCTTGACAACCCTGTGATGAATGCGTAGAAATTGCATATGCTAACAACGTATTTTTAATATGCGCCTTATCTACTATACAATCGTCGCAATCATAGCGCACAATCATATATGGCTCTTTTTCATCTGGCACAATTTCCATTACCGTGCCAATATCTCCATTTGCTACAAAAGCCGTATCTCTATCATCAGCAAGCGGCATAGCATATTCATTTTTTTTATTGATGACCTTATCGCCAACTTTGAAATGAATAGGTATATTATTAACAGTATGCCCAACTGTGCTTAATTCATTTGGATTGAATTTAGCTTGAATCGCTACATTGATAGCCAATGAGCCAACCTCTCCCTTATTGAATGGAGATAGAATCAGCACATCATCCTTACTATATCCATCTGTCAATAGCCGCGCATATTCTTGTTCAATTTGCTTGATTACTAATGTATCAGTTTCAATGAACTTATAATCCGTGAAAGTATCTGTCAGATGGTCGTTTGCTCCATTTCGTACATCAGTAGCTATGGTAATAATGCCAGACGTGTTATATCTAAATACCTTAGTTAGATTGCATACAGGCACGATGCCGCTATCAAGCATATCCTCAACAATGTTGCCGCAAGCAATAGATGCAAGCTGAGATGGGTCAGCTATAAAGATTATCTTGGTGTGGTCTGTTACCTTATCAAATAGCATTGATAGCAAATGAACACTAATTTGACTGGCTTCATCTATGATTAGATAATCCCCTAAGTTCTCACTCATGGTTAGAAACATATGAATAGTAGATGCTTCTTTTTGCGTTGCTTCTCGTAATTTTTTGCTAGATATTCCAGTTGGAGCAAGTAGAGTATATGTGTACCCATTGTTATCTAGCATATTAACAAGTGCTTGCATACTTGTTGTTTTGCCGCAGTTGCCAGTAATGAAAATACAATCTTTTCGTCTTAGTACGAGCATATGCGATGGTACTGTAAAGCAATATTTATATCCATCCGTTGTTGGTACTTGAGTTATGGGCGTTTTAGTACATTTATTTCTATTATCTGAACACAATCCTACTTTTGTTCTGTTAGAGAAGTTTGCAACGTATAAATTAGTTTTTCTGATATATTCCTTATTATTTACAATGTAAGTTTCACCGATTCGATTAGAAATACTTATAGATGCTCTAATTCCTACAGATGTGGCAGCGTATTGAATAAAATCTGCATCAGATTTAATAGCCGATGAATAAGATTGATATTTTGTATTATTTTTTGTATATCTTATACATCCATCCCAATAAACAACTTCATCTATAATTATCTTTAGTTGATCATTAGAACACCCATACCAATACTCTGTAAATTGCTTTTCTCTCCTTGGAACATACACATGATAGTCAGTATATCCTTCTTCTGCGCTTTCATGTTCTTTATATTCAAGCCCATTTTTATTGAAAAGATAAATCAGTCTATCTTTCTTGCGTTGCTTTTTTATGTGAAATGTGCATCTCGTACTATTTTTATTAGCAATATTAAAATGTCCGTCTGCCAAAACTGCACACATTAGACGAATTTGCCATTCATTTAAGTCTATGCCAGAACCGCCAAAACTAAATGTTGTGAGAAACCTCCCTTGGAAATTCTTAGTTGACGGAATGTGCATTTTTTTTAATTGTTCGATATTACATTCTTTTAATACGCCGTCTCTTGTTTCATATATAATCCTATGCTCATCACAGACAGTTTGATTTAATCCTCGAAGCGTCTCAAAGTGCCACAGTGTATCGCATGGCTTCTTGATATAAGCAATAGGACTTACAAGCTCTGCTGTTCCATCCTCGTTGTACTGAAGCACCACATCACCGTCTTGATAATCGGCAATTCGCTTCCAACCAGTACCGGTAAAAAATTCAGTATCACAATCAACACAACCGGCAGAGCCAGTTAGCATCATCACATCCTGATTACAAGCCATCTCAAGAATCTGCGACTGTTCATCAGTCAGCTCTAAGCCGTCTACACTTGTAAACTTCTGCCAATCCATAGGATAATAATGTGGATTGGCTATTTTTTTCTTGATAACATCAGCAATATGTTGTTCAGCACTATATGTGGCTTGTAGGGCTGTATTCTGACTAGGCGGGTCATAGTGTACTTGCACCGATTTCGTCACAACATTGAGGAGGTGGTGAACGCACTGAGGTGCTTTCTGTTTGACCATATCAAATAGCTGTTTGGCTTGCATTCTTGTATTACCATCCAGCTCATTATGCTTCAGAGCATAGATAGTAGCCGCCTCACATCGTTCATAGCTATCTAGCCATTTTGCCGTTTTCTTGGTTATTGCTCTATCAGCTCTATCAAACGACCATTCAAGCAAGTTGATCATAACAGCATATGGATTAGCGCTTATGTCCTTGCTAAATTCATATACATTTTTATATGTCGCGGCGATTTTGTTTATATCCTCATCATGCTCAATACCCCAAACATATGTCTCGCCCATAAATTTAACACGCTTGTTGATCGTCTTGATTTTTGCAATATATCTTGGCAATAGCACCTTGCCTACGCCTTTAATTTTTTTGTAGTCCAGATTGTCGGCTTCGCCATTCAGTACCATACTGACAAAATGAGGATATGCGGCATGACAAGATTCAGCTTGCCCATTGGTCATTAAGTTGCGTAGCGTCTGTAATTCGGCTTTTTCAGTCAAGTTGAATTTGCCATCTTTAGCTACAAATCCAGCAAAACCAATGAATTTATAACTATATTTATATTTATCATCCTCACATGGCTCAATGATACAATCAATAGACTGCCCCATTTTCAAGTCGGCAATCCCAGTTCCTTTTAGGCTGATTGTGCCATATTGAGGATGACGTTCTATTGAGTCATCCTTAGTGCGACATGATATAATTGAGAAATTGGATTCAGGATTATTGAATATCATGCGCATTGGGATTAATTTTACTGTTTGCATGGAATACACCTATACAATTTTTCTGTTTTATCGGTACGACTTGATTTATCCAGTGTGCATTTCAACTTACCTTCCCAGATACATTCAAATCCATCATCTGGCATCCAATATTCACTAATCAGAACAATATTGGTTTTAGCCATTTTTTTACACCAAGCATAGAATTTATCATAGTCAAAATCGCTTGTTGCATATTTTGTTGTATCGCGGTATGGAGGGTCACAATAAATGACCATATAATCCACATCCAATTTCCAGAAATCGCCACATACAAAAAATATTCCTTTTAACTTGGGGGCTTGTTTCTTGATATTTCTGATAGCCTCGTTAGTAATATCTCTTGGCGTTACGCCATCTGCTTTGAAACCTCTCGGATAGCCACCAAACCATTTTGCGCCGAATGTACAGAATCCTACAAGTCCAACATACCAATTTGGATAATTGGATGGATTCGTTCTTACGGCATTATATTCTTCCTCTGTGATAGTATCGGGCAAACCATCTGTTGTCTCTGATACATGGTTTAGCAATGCAATCAGATATTTATGAACATCATTGCCAATCTTACATGGGCATTTAATTTTATCAATCATATTAGCACCGCCAACAAACGGTTCTAAATAGCCACGGCAATCAGGCATATTATCAATATATGATTGAATAATAGGTGCAATTTGCTTACTCAAGCGGTTCTTGCTTCCAACGTACTTTATTTTACCCACCTCCATTTGTATCCACCGGCACTTTGTCTAACTCCATTGCAAGCGTTAGATATTGCACCTTGTAAAAATCCTTTTGATAAATCATTGGAAATTAAATATTCTGCCGCTTTTTTAGAGCTTTCAAAACAATATAAAATCTCGCCAGTTATCATATCAATCATTTGCACTTTCTTTTTGATATGATTTCTTTGACATTGTTTATTCCATGACTTTTCTAAATTTTCAGCATTGCTCATAGGTATCAAATTATATTTTTTGTTATTTAATTTGTCGCCATCATCGTGATCTATTGTGATATTCCTATCAGTAATTTTTAATATAAATCTGTGCAACATAGTTGTATGGTTATTTATAACAGTATATACATATCCCTTTTTACTTATATACCATCCATGATTTACACATCTTTCATAATCTTCTTCGTCTATTTGGATTGATGCTATTTTATTTCCATAAAAACATTCACTGTCTGACGCATATAATATTCCACATTTATGAGTTAGTGGATTATTTATCTTTTTAGCGATGCCCATATCGTCCATCCTCATCAATCAGCAGTTGTTCCCATTCATCAATAATCATCCTCATCAATTCAGTTGCTCCCCAAGCTGGCTCCCATCCTTTATCATATACATAATGGATTCGTTCTGAATCAACAAATGTAAACCAACTATATTTTGTAGCTACCACCTTAAATTCATTATTACCTGTTACACTTACATTTGCTTTCAACAAGCTATTACAGATATGACATACAGCATCAAGCCATGCTTCATAAGTTAATACGTCTTGCATTTGATTACACCTCCTCAATACCCATAATGAGCCACAATCAATTTGGCTCTATCAGATTCCCATCGTGTCTTATCAAAGCTATCTAGTACAGCTTTCAACACAAACAACCGTCTATAATCCTCACCGTTCTCAATCTGATTATTGACCCACTCTTTTACAGTATCAATGTCAGCATACATCATTGGTTCATCATAGGCATCTAACAGCTCTGTGTTTTCCCAGTCTTGATTTCTAGGATTATCATGGTCAAATCCAAGGAAATCACCATCTAGCTTTTTGCTGAATAACTCTGCCCATCCAGAATCATAACCCATTTTGCACATATCTACTGCGGCAATTACCTCATTGTAGATGTAGGTATTATTGCTAATCCTACTGCAAATATATACCTTGCTTTCGTAACCCATTATAAAACAACCTCCTGTTCTTTGATAAATCAAGTATATCATAGAATCAGGAGGTTGTCAAGCATTATTTTAATTATTTTTCAATCATTTTCTTTAATTCTGTAAATAGCTCCTTACCGCAAATAGGACAAGTAGAATTTATGTCAACTACATATTTTTCGTCTACCATTAAGCCGCAATTTGGACATTTAATAGGCGCATATTTTAATGGGCGCTCAGTTCGTTTGCGACGATTTCTTTCTGCTCTGCTCAATTAAAATATTCACTCCAATCAATTTCATTTTCTTTTGGTTTATCAACAATCTCATATCGCTCAATAATGGCTTGTGGCTTAATCTGTCCATTATATTCATTCAATCCAAGCGATACCACTACCTCTATGGATTTACCCTGAGCTGATTCAAATCGACTTGCTTCTTCATTACTAACAAAGAATTTGATGAACTCAATGTCGTCCTGAACCAACTTGACAGTAGTTGAGCGATTACGATATACATAAATCTGCGGCGTTGTTAAAGTACAATGGAATAACGGCTTGTTTACATCTTTGCCCCATAGGATATTATTTTCTA